ATCGAAGCCAACAAGGCAAAATTCGAAGTCATCTACGCCTCTGGCGCGACCGACACCGATGCCGAAGGCACGATGTTCGGCACGACGCTGTACTGGGAAGGCGTCAGCTTTGTCGGCTGCAAGATGCCGTACATCGTCTGGGACCCGGACAACACCACGCTGCGCCCGGTCAACTTCATGTACCGCTGCAGCATGCTGTTCGGCTCCAGTGCGAACTTCCACGCTGAAGGTGCGATCACCCACTCGCAGGAGTGCACCAGCGCTCACTGTCTGAACTCGGACGGCTTCAACTATTACGAACGCGGCATCGACGGCTTCCCCGGCCTCGGCGTCGAGTTTCAGTTCGCCGAGATCGATTGCCGCTCGTTCAACAACGGTCTGTTCAACCAGAAGAGCCCGTATAACTTCCGTGGCGAATACTCGGCTGGGTCGACCTACGCGTTCAATGACGCGGTGACGCTCAACGGCATCTTCTATCTCTGCATCGGAACGGCCCTCGGGCTGAACCCTCCGGACAATCCGGGGTACTGGCAGGCTGGTGGCGGCATGTCCGCGAACGGCCTCGGTGCATCGAACAGGAACTGTCAGGGCTCGTCGTGCCACGGCGCTGGCGTTGGTGTCCACATCAACGGCAAGTACTTCGGCAACTTCGGCCAGAACATCGCGCACGTCGTCAACGCCAACAACGTTGGTCCGTACATCCTTCTGATCGGCACCCGTGGTCTGTCTCCGTACAGCGGGGACGTCGGTGGGCATGTCGACGCGTACCAGAACCTGTGGTTCGAAGGTCCGACTTGGGCGGACAACGTCGAGGCCAGCGGCATCGCATCCTACGGCATCTACATTGCCGCAGGCGCTACCCTCAACATCTTCCAGTCGTTCTTCGACGGGATCGAGGGAGCCATCGAAGCCGGTGGCACTGTCGGCACCTACAATCCGTTGATCTAAGGTGTACCGTGAGTGAACAATCCGAACAGACGCGCGATCTCGGTCGCGTGGAAGGCAAGCTCGATCTTGTGATCGACATCCTCAACAAGGGTGGCGTGAAGCATGAAGAGCTTGAGGAGAGGGTGCGGAAGGTCGAGAGCAAGCTGGTGTACTTCACCGGCTTCGCCTTCGCCGCTGCGTTCTTTCTTGGCAAGGTCGACTTCACCAAGCTGCTCGCTGCCGCCTCGGCATCTGGCCACTGATGAAGCCAGCCTATCGCACCCGCAGGGTCGATGGAGCTGACGACGACATTGCCGATACGATACGCGAGCTGCACGAACTAACCTTCGGCAGCACTGCACCGAACGTCGACCCAGAGTACGGCTTCTGGTGGCTCACCTATCATGGCAGAGAACCAGTGGCCTTCTGTGGGATGAAGGCTTCGGCGCAGTGGCTGAACACCGGCTACTTGTATCGCGTAGGTGTGCTCGAAGCGCACCGTGGCAAGGGACTTCAACAGCGTCTCATCGCCGTCCGAGAAGCGCACGCGCGCAAGCTCGGGTGGACCCACACCATCACCGACACCACTGAGAACACCCCATCGGCCAACTCGCTCATTCGTCGCGGCTATGTGCTGTACGAACCGGCGAAGCCTTGGGGCCTTCCGGCGGCGTTGTATTGGAAGAAGCAACTATGAAGACCAACGACGATCTGCTCGGCGACCTCTATGACGCAACCGTCAATGCGTTGCTGTCCAAGATCAAGACCGGCGAGGCAACCGCTGCTGACCTCGCAGTCGCCCGCGCAATGCTTCGCGACCAAGGCATCGCCCCTGCAAAGGGCACGCATGCCGCAACCGAGAAGCTGAAGGAACAGGCACTACCGTTCCCCGTGCACTCCGACGAGAACTCCCTCCCGAATTAGGAACACAATGTATCTCCCGTACACGGCCAATCAGGGGCCGAACTTTCCCGCGCCTCCTGACGCAAACGCCGATGGCTCTCGGGGGTTTCCCGTAGGCTTCGAGTGGTTCGACTTCGTCGCCAACCGCACGTACATCTGCGTCGACAACTCTCTGCGCGCGGCCATCTGGGTTGGCAGTGTCGCGATGGACAACGCGAAGCGCATGCGCGCGATCATGGACACCGCGCACGAGGTGAACCCTTATCAGCGCGACGTGATGTCGACCCCGCCCACCGTGGCTGTTGGCGCGACCTCTGACGGCACACTGACGGTCAACTCGATTGCGACCGGTGGCGTCCTCACGCCCTTCGCGCTCAATCAGGTTGCGTGGTATGGCGGCGTTCCGAACCCCGTCCTGACTGCCTACGCCTGCATGCCGGTCACCACCGTGCTGCCGTCGACCAACGGAAACATCGGCAGCGGCTTCGCTGACAAGAACCAGTGGGCCTCGGCCTTCGAGTTCTCGACCGACTCCGACAAGGTCCAGCTCACCATCTTCATGAGCAACGCCGTCAAGGTGATGCTGCAGGTCGATGGCCAGTACGTCGACAAGGTTGGTGTCACCGGCCTTGGTGCGGCCAATGCGGACACGTTCATCACGATGACGTTCGCATCCCGCAAGCCTCGGCGCATCCGCGTCCTCGTTCCGTCGCTGCCGTCCAAGGGTCCGTGTCTGATCAAGACCATCAGGACCACGGCAACGTGCACCGTGTGGAAGCCCTCGCAATCGCAAGTGCTCCGCTGCGGATGGTTCGGCGATAGCTACAGCGAAGGCACCAACGGCGCGGCCACGGTCTACCCGGTGCCCAACGCTGCGTGGAACGTCATCGCCTGTGAGCTGCTCGGCATCCGCGACTGTAGGCAGCTCGCTGTCGGACAGACCGGCTACCTCGCGACCGCGACCGGCACCCGCTCGAAGCTGCGCGACCTCATCCCGCTCGTGGCCTATCAGGGGCCGTACGACGTCATCGTCATTGCCCACGGCTACAACGACTCGTCGAACACTCCTGCCGCTGTGCAGGCTGAAGCGCTCGCGTGCTACCAGCTCCTGCGCAAGATGTATCCGAACACGCCCATCGTGGTGCTTGGCTGTCAGGCCGGCAACGCTGGACCCAACGCTGCGCAGATCGCGTGCGAAGGTGCCATCGCTGCTGCTGTCACCCAGTTCAACGACCCGTTCTGCAAGTTCGCTCCGGTGTCAACCGCAGTGCCCACTTGGTTGAACGGCACGGGCAAGCTCGGTGCACCGAACAGCACTGGCAACTCCGATGTCTACGTCGACCCGGATGGCGCTCACCCGTCGCTCGCCGGCAATGAGTTCCTCGGCTTCCGTGCCGCTGGAGCCGTGCGCGGTGCGATCACGAGCATGATCACCTAACCACAAGCCCCCAACGAGGCCCTGCGCTTAACCGCGTGGGGTCTCTAGGCGTGCCTGAAGAGAGACCATGACAGACCTACAAGGCACTTCATCGCTCACGTCGCCGCTCCCGCTGGTCGACACTGACCCGATCAAATCCGACTTCCGCAATTTTCTGTACCTCGCGTGGAAACATCTGGGTCTACCGGACCCGACACCCGAGCAGTACGACATCGCTTACTACCTGCAGCACGGCCCCAAGAAGAAGATGATCATGGCCTTCCGGGGCGTGGGCAAGTCTTGGGTCTACGGCGCGTTCGTGTGCTGGCGGCTGCTCTGCAATCCCGACTGGAAGATCATGGTGGTCTCGGCCTCGAAGCCGTACGCCGATGCTCTGTCCCAGTTCGTTAAGCGTCTCATCGACGAGATGGACATCCTCAAGCACCTGAAGGCTGGCAAGGGTCAGCGCGACAGCTTGATCATGTTCGACGTCGGCCCGGCGCGCACCTCGAAGGACCCGAGCGTCAAGTCGGTCGGCATCACCGGCCAGCTCACGGGCTCGCGCGCTGACGAGATCATCGCCGACGACATCGAGAGCTTGAACAACTCAGCGACCCAGAACGGCCGAGACTTCCTGCTCGAAGCCGTGAAGGAGTTCGCCGCCGTCGCCAAGCCCGAGACCGGCTTCATCACGTACCTCGGCACTCCGCAGTCGGAGATGTCGATCTACAACTCGCTACCCGAACGCGGCTACGAGATCAGGGTTTGGCCCGCGCGTATCCCTGCGGACGTCGACAAGTACAAGGGCCGGCTCGCCCCGTTCATCATGGACATGATCGCACGCGGTGCCCAGCCAGGCCACGCAGTGTCACCTCGGTTCAACGACCTCGACCTCCTCGAACGCGAGGGCGAGTACGGCCGGTCAGGCTTCGCCCTGCAGTTCATGTTGGACACCACGCTGTCCGACGCCGACCGCTACCCGCTGCGCATCCGTGATCTGATCGTCCAGACCCTCGACCCCCGCATGGCACCCGCCAAGCTCGTCTGGGGCAACGGGGCGGACAACGTCATCAACGATCTGCCCAACACCGCGCTGGCCGGCGACCGCTACCACACGCCGCTCTGGCTCTCTCAGGAGATGGCCGAGTACACCGGCAGCGTCCTGTCCATCGACCCCTCGGGCGGCGGCAAGGACGAGACCACGTACGCCGTCGTCAAGATACTCCACGGCAACCTGTTCCTCGTCGCCTCCGGTGGTTTCAAGGACGGCTACAGCGAGAGCACCCTGAAGGCGCTGGCGGTGATCGCCGCGACCCACAAGGTCAACGAGGTGGTCATCGAGAAGAACTTCGGTGACGGCATGTTCACCCAGCTCTTCAAGCCGGTGGTCGCCAAGATTTGGCCGGTCACCTGTGAAGAGGTGCGCCACTCGGTCCAGAAGGAACGCCGCATCGCCGACACGCTGGAACCGCTGATGAACCAGCACCGGCTGATCGTCGACCGCAAGGTGATCGAAGAGGACTACCGGAGCACCGAAGGGAACCCGAAGTACGGCCTGATCTACCAGCTCGCTCGCCTCACCCGCGAGAAGGGCGCTCTGGCCCATGACGACCGTCTGGATGCGCTTGCCATCGCGGTGGCGTATTGGATCGAGCACATGGGCAGGGACACTGAGCAGGCCGCAGAAGAGCACCGAGAGGCACTTCTGGACAAGATGCTCGAAGACTTCGCCGAGACCGTCCTTGGCCGGCAGGGGAACTCCAGTGGAACTTGGGTCCAGCTCGGACGCTGATCGACCCACCTGCGGGATGGACCTGACGTAGGGTTCAAATCCCCACCGTGGATTAACAGACTAGGGGGTAGCATTCCGTAAATCCATTCGGGTGCTACCCATATAGCCCGGCCACGGGAGGCCACTCAGCGGGCTCCTGAGGGCTTCCTAGAGGCATAGTCCAGGAACCCACTGCGGCACAGGCACTTCCAATTACCCGACCCTCTAGGATGCCCCCGATGATGTATGTATAGGGATTAACGTGCTGCCTCGGTTTCCTGCAGCGCGGCCCGCTGGGGTTCGGCTCACGCCTCACCCCAGCCTTGTCAAGGTGCCACTGAGGTTGGACTGAGGTGCAACAAGAGTTTTGCCTCAGTTTCCATCCGTCATGGTCCCCCGACTAAATCCACGAAAAATGTGAGTGAGTATCGATAGGCTGGCGGCCGGCGCTTCCCCCCGTAGGCCCGGCCCAGATGCGCGTTGGCTGGCCGGAAAGTGCACGTTCGGAGCGTGTGGCGTGCCACAAGAGAGCACATCGCATTGATTGTGCTCGCAAATGTGCTGGATGATATAGGCAATGCGCAGCACCTAGCGTGCAATCAACGTGCTCCGACCGCGCGTAAATGCGAGAGCGTGAGAGAGCGGGTGCCTAATCGTTTTCACCAAGGCCACTTCGATGGCACGTTAGGTGCACGTTCGGTTGCAGCGTTAGGTGCACGCTTGGTGCCACGCTTTGGCTCACCATCGGGGCAGGGCTTATCATGCTGCGCCAGTGCACGCGATGCCAGCACTTCGATGGACCTTAGGAGCAACAGCCGGTCACGTTCGGTGCACGCCTTGGTGAGCGGTGAGGCAATCGCTGCGATCAACCGCAATGTGTCGCTTGGTGTCATAGACCGCGCCTTTCGTCACGTTGTGATGTGCGCTCGAAGTGCCGCCGATACGCCACATAGATCAACCACGCGATAGCGCCAGCGATAGCCGCAACGCGTTCAGCATGCTCAATGCCAATCAACGCGGCAATGCAGATCACAACGAACCACGCGCCGCACAATCGATAGCCGAATTCGCTTGGTGTCGGTCGCTGTTGCATCGCCATTGCCTCGTTAGGTGCATCGAACGCAGCATATCGCCACGCGTTTGATGGTGCAAATGCGCCAGCCAGGCCGCGCAATGCAAGTTTTCTCAATTTAATTTCGAGAGTCCGCACAATGCGTTAGGTGCGATTTGACGTCGCCGCCTAAAGTTTTTTCGCACAAGGGGATTGCAATCCACAAATGGATATGAGACAAACCGGTCAAGCGCAACGCAGCGCGGCACGAAACCACGTCTCAACCTATCCACCAAGGAATACAAGCTATGAACGGATTTATCTTCTATCGCGGACCTTCGATGATTGACGGGCAACCAATCGTTGCCATTGCTACCGGCATTGCAGGGCGCAAGTCGCGCAACGAAAAGACTGGCGGCGGGTTGATCCAAACGTGGATTATGCGCGATGACATGTCACCGGTTGACGCTGTGAAGACTGGCAACGATGTTTCGATCTGCGGGGATTGCGTGCATCGCGGCGCTGGCAACGGCGCTAACCGTTCCTGCTACGTCGTCGTATTTCAAGCGCCCTTGGTTGTCTGGAAAGGCGCGCAGCGCGGCCTGTATCCAACCATGACGGCGCAAGAGGCTGGCGATTTGCTGGCCGGGCGCATGGTGCGGCTTGGTTCCTATGGTGACCCGGCGGCGGTACCCGTGGCGATCTGGGACGGCATGCTGGCGCATATCACTGCGAAGACTGGCTACACTCACCAATGGGCAACCGGTCGCTTCGATGGGCTGCAGAAGTATTGCATGGCGAGCTGCGATAGCGCGTCAGAGCAAACCGTAGCGAAGGCGCTGGGCTGGCGCACGTTCCGCGTCAGGGCCGCTTCGGAAGAGCTACAGGGCAGGGAGATTGTGTGCCCGGCATCTAAAGAGGCTGGCGCGAAAACTTCCTGCGACGCATGCAAGGCTTGCGGCGGTACGACTGCGAAGGCGCGCGTTGATATCGCCATTATGGCGCATGGCGATGCGGGCAAGGTGAACGCCTTCAATGCCAGACATGCGGCCTGATCTATCCACAATCGAATTGAACCCTCAAACGGAGTTATCGAAAATGGCTACCACCATCACCTACAAAGTTCCGACCGCGATCAGGGCAACAGGCGAGACGCGATTAGAGGAGCGTTCTGGCAAAGTCGCTTGGCTCAAGGTTGGCGAGACGCGCGTCAAGTTTGTCCTGCAGGGCGGCGAGGGCAACACGTTGGTGCACTTCGCGTCTGGGATGGTGGTCGGGTATCTCAATCCCATCAAGGTCGAGCACATGTGCCGCGCTGGGCACAACGCGCGGATGATGTCGCGCAAGGCCGCTGAAGTTGTCATTGCCCGTGCGGTCGCGCGTCTCGGCGCGCAGGGCCTGCTGGCGAAACTGGCGGCTGTCCCTGTCATCAATCCCTAAGGGCGAAACCTAGTGCACCTAGCGTGCACGATGGTCGCACCGTGATGCGGTGCCCGATGAGCCCATCGGCAACTCATGACACCGGAGAGTGACATGGCGGAAACCTTTACCACGAAACTAGGCAACACTTCGAAGGCTGGAACGCGGACGCGTATCTGGATCGAAGGCAAGCGGCTTGTCGCTGCTGGCTTCACACCGGGCGCGCTGTATCGCCGCAAGTGGTTTGACAATGACCGCGTGCTGACGCTGACGGTCGTCGACCAAAGCCGCTTCGATGAACTGGCGCGCGATGCCAAGGGCACCGTATCGGGCAAGGGCGAAAAACCCATCATCGATATTGTCGGCGCGCGTGTCTTCAATGTCTTCGGGCACGGCGAGACCGTCACCGTCACCTACACCAAAAACACCATCATCATCACCGGCTGAAGGCGCGCAGCGCTGCCCTGATCTAACCACCACTGCATTCAACGCAAATCGGAGTTAAACCCATGATCGATATCCAGACCATCCAGAACGGAAACCTCGTTGGCTTCCAGCCCAACACCGACGCGGGCCGCGAATGGCTGCGCGAGGAAGTGCAGGCCGAACCGTGGATGTTCCTCGGCGCTGTTCTCTACGTCGACTGCAGGCAGGCCCCTTCGCTGGTCGAAGCGGCGATCTGCGACGGCATCATCATCAACTGAAGGCGCGCACCAATGCCGTACGACGACGGATACCACGCGGGCTTGGTGAATGATCGCGCCAACCCGCACCCGCTGTGGAGCTTCGCTTACTACGCGTGGCACCTCGGAAACCAAGCTGGCCTGACGGTGCACTGCGCAGTCGTCGAGGCCGTCTATCTCTCACACCCGGAGGACTGACGTGGCTCACATCGCTCGCTGGGACGCCGAGCTGTTCCTCGCTGTCTCGTTCATCACCGTGCTGGCGCTCGCTGGCTGGACCCTCGGAGGACTCTAATGCCGCTTACCATGACTGACGCAATCACTGAGGCCACGCGTGCGGGCTTCAAGGTTGAGAAGAGCGACGACACGCCGGGCTGGCTGGTGATCACACCAAAGCGCCCGCGCAGGCCCTCAGAGACACACGGCGACTTCACCTCGGAAGACCGGGCGTGGATGGCCGCGTGCGCAATGAGCCGCGACTGATGCTTCGACACGGGGCCAGACAGGCGAACAACCTCTGGCCCCTCACGAAGCACCTAGTTGACACTTCTGAAAATCGGAAATAGAACGCAAGGGGAACGTGATGAAGGACAAACGGATGTACGCAATCGAGACCATCGCCCACAACATCGACGTCTTAGCGCACGCGCTGGACGATCTGCGGCGCTCTCTGATGGAGCTGAAGGCCGACACTGCGCTGCCCTGCGCGCCCACCGTTGCGGAGCGGCACCTCGAATGCCTGTCACGCAACGTGCCCGATGGCTATGACACGGTGCTCGGCTATCTGGCGCGCTGTCATCCCGAAATGCTGGACCTGATGGACTACGCGGTGCCCGAGACCACGGCGCGCGATGGCTTCTGGCTGGCGCATCGTCACAAGCGCTGTGACTACGTGCCCGCACCGCCAGTGCTGCGCCAGCGCGGCATCATGCGCGTTCGCTGCTGGCCGGTGGGCCTGCTCGCCGAGCGGTTCAGCGGCGAGTGACAGCCAGCAATCCACCCGCGAGTCCGACTCGAATGTGGAATGGAATTGTGTCACCCAGGCGAAGGCAATCCCGTACGACTACGGGGTTTGCATTCCAAGCGTGGATTGTTGTTGCGTGTGTAAAAATGCCGCTCTATTAATCATTCGCACACCAACGGCCGGTGCGGCTGGCCCTCCTAACCCACGGAAGCGACAATGGAACTGTTTTACACCGACGCCTACCATGTAAGCCTCTATGTCGGGCGCGAGATCAGCGCAGACTGGGGTGCACGCACCTCACCTTGGAACCTCGAAATGTGGCTGGGGCGCACCTACGTCTGCGCATCGTTCGCCGAGAGGCGCATCAAGCGGGACGCGAGGATTGCTGCAGTGTTCGCCTTCGCGTTCGTGATGGGCTGGGTGACCGACCCGCCGCAGTTGATGGCCATCAGCCCCATCGTGCAGGAGCAGGTGATCATCGACTCAAGCCCGGCGCTACTCCAAGACGCGTTCGACATCTAGACCTTTTTAACCTTGCACTTCAGATTTTTTGGAACTAACTTTCCATGGACGGATTATTCGCGTAGACAGATTGAAAGCCGCAGGAGATTGCAATGTCATCAATGAAGCCGCTACACACGGCCGTCGCTTTCCTCTCAGCGTTGCGAGAGATCGACCCGTACATTCCGGCGCAGACCATTGAGTGCCTTCTGGTGGTGGCGGTGAACCCCGGCATCACCATGCAGAAGCTGTCGGAGCAAACCGGGCTCGCACAGTCGTCCTGCTCGCGCAACGTGGCGATGCTCTCGAAGTATCACCGCTTGGGCAAGGAAGGGTACGACCTCGTCGAGGCCGTTGACGACCCGCGCGAGCGCCGCCGCAAGATCATCTATCTGACCACGAAGGGCCAGAAGGTGGTCAACACCGTGATGCGCCATCTGGACCCGGCGTTCGACCTGAAGTCGCCCACCGCGAAGGAAGCCATCAGCCGCATCTACAACGTGGCCTGATGGTGCGGGTAGAGGGACTCGAACCCCCACGCCGTTAAGCGGCGGCACCTAAAGCCGCTGCGTCTACCAATTCCGCCATACCCGCGTTTCAATCTATCCACCTCAGGAGACCACAATGGGTGTTAAGCCAAGGGGCGAGAGCTTTCAAGCCACGGTGAGCTGGAAGGGCACGCGGCTGCGCAAGGACTTCCAGACCGCAGTCGAAGCGCAGGCGTGGCACGACGCCACGCGCGCCGCTCTGGAGGCTGGCACAGAAATTCCTGGAGCCGCCGACCCCAAGAAGATCACCACGTTCGGCCAGCTCGCTGACTACGTCGTGGAGAACCACTGGAAGGTCAAGGGGCAGTCGTCGGCCGAGTGGAGCATCAACAACGCCGCTCACCTCAAGGGCCACTTCGGTGCCGCCACGGCGCTGCCCAAGGTCAACTACGCGGCAATCGAGGCCTACAAGACGCTGCGCCTGAAGGAAGGCCTTGCGAACGGCACCATCAACCGCAAGCTGGCGACCCTGTCCAAGATCGTGACGGAGGGCACCAAGCTGGAGCTGGTGTTCGCCGGGCAGCGCTACGTCAAGCCGGTCATCGACTTCCTGCCCGAAGCGGAGGGGCGCATCAGGACCGTGTCGGAAGTCGAGGAGGCCCAGCTCACAGCCGTCGCCATGCTGAAGGGCGATCAGGACATGGCTGACTACATCGTGCTCTCAGTGGACACCGGCATGCGGCAGGGCGAGGCCCGCAAGGTCACCACGGCGCACGCCCACGGCCTCGAAGGCAGCAACAGCGCGGTGGTGCTGGTGCTCGACGGCAGCATCTGCAAGTCGAAGAAGGGCAGGACCATCCCGCTCACCGACCGGGCCGCCGCGATCTGGCACAGGCGCACCGAAGCGCTTCCGCCTGGCTCCAAGCTGTTCCCCGAGCTGACGAAGTCCGCCATCCGCCACCGCTGGAACACGCTTCTGGAGACCTGTGGCATCGCCGACGAGACGCTGGTGCCCCACACCATGCGCCATACGTTCTGCAGCCGGCTGGCCGACCTCGGCGCGGAGGCCACGGACATCCAGAAGCTGGCCGGGCATTCGACGCTTGCAATGAGCCAGCGATACATCCATATCTCGGGCCGTCGACTGGCCGCCACCATCGCGCTGCTGAACAAAACGCCACATGCCACATTGCCCGCCACACCGGCTGCAGTGGCACCGGAAGACGAGGGCACGAATACTGATAACGTGCTGAAGTTCTTCAGGAAAGCCGTCTAAGTATTCGAAGTAGCACGATCTTTAGGTTCCAACGTCAAGTGCAATCCACTTCAGCATTAATCAAGTAATCAGGTGCCCGTTGCCTCTGCGCTGCGGGCACTTTGCTTGTGTCTCGACCTATCCACATCTGCATTAGTCTTGCGTTTTACTGAGACCTGTGGCGTGCCACATCGTGAACGCCGGGGAGGCCACAGACACATCCACCACCGGATTACTACGGGCTTGCACATCTATCCACCAGCGGGTATCTATCCGCGCACAGAAGGAGAACGACCATGCCAGTTGAAGGCCACCACATCACCTCCACCACCGACCTGATCACGCTCGTTGAGGCAGCGAAGAAGGCCGGGCCGTGGACCGAAGAGGTTCAGTTTACACCGCGCGAGCTGGACCTGCTGCTGCACATCCTGAAGTCCACGAGCTGGACGGCGCTCGACTGGCGCGGCCGGCTCTATCGCTGATTACCCGCCCCTATAGCCCAGCCAATTACCCGCCCCTCTAGCATGCCACCGATCATGCACTAACGTGTATAGGAGCTGACCCTTGCCCACCGACCGCCAACACCTCCAAGCCAACGGCTACTCAGTCGACACCAGCGTCTACCCGTGGTTCGCCTACAAGGGTCCTCGCTTTGCCCCCACCGCGAACAGGCGCTGCCGCACCGATCTGGAGTGCGAGCAGATCGAGCAGATCGCCCGCCTGACCGAGCACGTCGAGACCCTGCGCCAGCTCCGCGCGTTCGATCAGCAATCAATCTCACATTGGCGTGATGCGGCGGCGAAGGCCGAGCAGCGCGTCTCCGACATGAGCTGGACGCCCGGCTCGTACCAGAACGGTGCATGAGCATGAGCACCAATCTCCGCGCCACCGTCTTCCAAGCCCTCAACACTGCGTTGGAGGGAGGCTACACCGAACTGAGGCTGTGGCCTGCCGACGACCTCGCCCGTGATCTGCTCGCGTTCTCCCCAGACCACGAAGACAGCACGTTCACTGACTTGCTCCCGCACTGTGACGCGTGGCTCGCGGTGAACGGCATCAACCCGCTCTGACGCCATAGCTGCGTCCCGATCTATCCATCCCTGCATTGCAACCGTCAGTCCACAAAGGAAGACGCATGTCTGAACAGCACCCCCTCTATGACGAACAGATCGCCCTCGAAGAGCAGATGCGCTCGATGGGCGTCGACCGCTACTTCAAGCAAGTCGCCGAAGCGAAGGAGAACGAGCGCGAGGCCAACACGGCACCAGCGAAGCGCCTGATGGGCGTTGCGCATGTCCGCATGGCTGCAGCGCTCCGCAAGTTCCTCGAAGAGGCGAAGAGCGGCAAGGCCGGTCGACGCAGTGAAGCCTACAACACCCTCAAGGACCTCGACGTGGACCTCGTGGTGCACCTCACGGTGCGCTCGGTGTTGGACAGGCTGTCTTCCCGTGTGTCGCTCACCGCAGCCGGCGTTGACGTTGCCATGCTGATCGAAGACGAGCTGCACTACCGCGCGTTCAAGGACCAGAAGTTCTACACGTTCAAGAAGACCCTCACGAAGGCGAAGCAGTCACCGAGCGATGCCTACAAGCGCCGTCACATGCGCAGCAGTGCACGCAAGGTGGAGACGAAGTTCGAAGAGTGGCCCGTCAAGAAGCGTGCGCTCGTTGGCCTCAAGCTGGTGGAGCTGTTCCTCGAAAGCACCGGCCTCGCCACGTTGCACGTTGAGACCGTGAAGGGCCAGACCCGGAAGACACTGGAGCCCACGCTGGGCACCATTGAGTGGATCGAGGAAGAGCACAAGCGGTGCTCGATCATGTGGCCGCTCTATCTGCCCACCATCATCCCGCCGAAGCCGTGGTCGACTCCGTTCGATGGCGGCTACTGGTCGGGCAGGGTGCGCCGGCTCACGCTGGTGAAGACTGGCGACAAGAACTACCTCAACGGCCTTGCCAAGATCGAGATGCCCGGCGTGTACTCGGCCATCAACGCCATCCAGAACACTCGGTGGTCGGTCAACAAGCAAGTGCTCGCGGTGATGGATGAGATGTATCAGCGTTCGCTGTCCTTCGGTGCAATCCCCGAAGCGCAGTCGACGCCGCTGCCCGCTCGCCCGTTCTGGCTGACCACCGACCTGAAGTTCGATGCGATGACTGACGGGCAGAAGGTGGAGTTCTCGCGGTGGAAGCAAGAGACCCACAGCACCCACGAAGAGAACGCTCGGTCCACCTGTAAGCGCATCCAGTTCATCCGCATGACGTGGGTGGCCAACATGCTGAAGGACCGTGAGGCGCTCTACTTCCCGCATCAGCTCGACTTCAGGGGCCGCGTGTATCCCGCTACGCTGTATCTGCACCCGCAGGGCAACGATAGCTGCCGTGGCCTGCTGCAGTTCTCCGACGAGGTGGCGATCAGCTCGCAGGAGGGCGTGAAGTGGCTGGCCTCTCACGGTGCCGGCTGCTGGGGCGTCGACAAGGTCTCGTTCGAAGATCGCTCCGCCTGGGTGAAGGCAAACGAGAAGCACATCATCGCTTCAGCCGAAGACCCCATCGGCAACCGCTTCTGGACGACCGCAGAGAAGCCGTGGCAGGCCCTCGCGTTCTGCTTCGAGTGGGCAGGCTACGTGCGCGAAGGTCTCGCGTACAAATCCCGCTTGCCCGTGCAGATGGACGGTACGTGCAACGGCCTGCAGAACTTCAGCGCACTGCTGTTGGACCCTGTCGGTGCCGCAGCGGTCAACCTGACACCCGGCCTGAAGCCCTCTGACATCTATCAGAAGGTGGCCGACGTTGTCGTGAAGATGGTTGAGCGGGACGCGGTCGACCACACGCCCACCAAGGTCAAGCGCAAGGATGCGGATGGCAACGAGGTGGAAGCGGACGGCCCGGCGCTGTCGTCTATCGCGCTCGGCTGGCTCGGCAAGGTGAGCCGCAAGGTCACCAAGCGCCCAGTGATGACGCTGGCGTACGGTGCCAAGCGGTTCGGCTTCCGCGATCAGGTGTTCGTCGACACCATCAAGCCGTGGAAGGCAGACAAGACCCAAGACTTCCCGTTCGAAGGCGATGGGTTCTCTGCGGCGAGCTACATGGGAGGCCTGATCTGGGACGGCGTGGGCGAGGTGGTGGTCGCTGCCAAGCACGCTATGGACTGGCTGCAGGCCTGCGCGCGGGTGGTCTCGAAGAACGGTGAGCCGATGATCTGGAAGACACCGGTCGGCTTCGTCGCCGCTCAGAACTACCAACTGAGCGACACGATACGGCTGGAGCTGACCTTCGGCGGCGTCAACATCAAGGTGAACCTCGACAAGGACCACGGAGGCAAGCTCGACAGCCGCAAGCAGGCATCAGGCATCGCACCCAACGTCATCCACTCGTTGGACGCCAGTCACCTGATGATGACAGTGAACGCAGCGGCAACCAAGGGGATTAGTGCGTTCTCACTTATCCACGACTCGTTTGGATGCCATGCTGGATACGCCAACGAGCTGGCATGCAGCCTGCGTGAGCAGTTCCTGCGGATGTACACCGAGTTCGACGTGATCGCCGATCTGTTCGCTGACTTCCAGCAAGCAGCCGGCGAGGGTGCAGAGCTTCCTGTGCCTCCGGAGAAGGGTGATCTGGACCTCACTCAGGTGCTCGCATCGCCGTACTTCTTCGCGTGAAACTATCCACTTATCAATACGATGCTAGAGGGGAAACGTCATTACCCGCCCCTCTAGCACCACAAGGCTTCAACCCCAACAGGACACGACCCGATGAACCCACGTATCGAACGACTGCTCGCCAAGGCCCAACGCTACTGGGACAAGGGCGATGCCCTGCCGCTGACGCTCGCCGCTTCGCTGATGGAAGCCGGCCTCGACGTCGAAACCCTCGAACGGATGTATCGCCGGTGATGAAGCTCTTCATGCTGATCGTCATGATCAGCGGACTGGCGGCGATCAACGACCACCTCGAACGCATCGAGAAAAAACTGGAGGCCATCAATGGCGCGCAAGCATCTCACCAAACGTCAGTCACGCGGGAATGGCTGGCTGGACCCTCGGGGCACTAAAGAAGCCCATGAGACCCGCGACATGACCAATCGCAAGAGCCAGCCGATGAAGGCCACGCGGCAACTGAAGAGGGCCCGCCGATGATTGGCAAGTCCATCATGCCGGGCGCTGCGCAGTTCGCACAGTTCATCGCCCAGCTCGAAACCGCGAAATGGAACGCCGTCATTCCGAAGTGTGCTCTGCACGCCAAGGAAGACGGTAGCAGCATCAAGTATCTGCATCCAACCAAAGGCTGGCGCTGGGTTCACCAACGTCGACTGAAGGTGCTCGCGTGACCGAGATCGCCGCGCTGCTGCTGGTGCTCGCCGTGTACTTCGGCCTGCACCGCATCGGCAACGCCATTGATGGCCTCACACAGGCGATCAAGGAAGTCGACTGAACATCAACCTTTGAAGGATCAACACATGAGCAAGCTGAAGACCGAAGTGAAGCGCTCGAAAGAGCTGCAGCCCGGCGACGAAGTTCGCAAGGATGGCTGGGGACCGGCGTTCTACAAAGTGGTCGAGGTGAATGGCTTCGCCGCTACGGTTTCCGTCATCATCGCGTTCAATTCGCGTTCCAACCTCACGTACCACGGTGACGACAACTGGGAAGTCAAGGTCCAGCCGAAGCCGAAGGCCGTGAAGAAGCCCACGCAGGAATACAAGGGCAACGGCAAGCACGGCTGGGAGACCGTCACCTCCGACACCATGCGTCTTCGCGTGCCGGGTGGCTGGCTCTACAGCTTCGAAACCGACAGCGCGCACGGCGTGACGTTCGTCCCCATGCCTGAAGTGGTCAAGCACGCGATCTAACCGCGTCTCGACCTATCCATCACTCAATTCAAACGAGGCACCACTACATGGCAAAAGAAGCCAAGAAGAAAGACCCCGAGTTTCGCACCCCGCGTCTCGTGTGGGACTACCCGAAGCTCGACAAGGCCGACTACGGCACCAAGGACTACCCGAAGCCGGCCGGCGAATACTCCGTGCAGGCCCGCGCTAAGGCGGACGACGAGAAGACCAAGGCGCTGATCGAACAGCTCCAGCCGCTCTTCAACGAAGCCATCGAAGCCGGCAAGGCAGCGTTCAAAGAGCTGAAGGTTGACGCCCGCAAGAAGCTGGAGAAATCCAACGGCAAGCAGGGCATCCAGATCAACGACCTCTTCACGACGTTGTACGATCAGGAGACCGAGAAGCCGACCGGCGAGATCAAGTTCAAGTTCGCGATGCCGGCGTCTGGCAAGTACAAGGACAAGGGCACCGGCAAAGAGAAGAGATGGACTGCGAAGCCCTCGATCTTCGACGCCAGCGGCAAGCCGATCACCAAGGTGCCCGAAATCTGGGGCGGCTCGGAAGGCATCGTTGCGTTCTCGGCGCGTCCCTACTTCATCCCCGGCACTGGGGCTGTTGGCCTCAAGCTGAAGCTGCAGGCTGCTCAGGTGCTCAAGCTGGTGCAGGGCGGACAACGTGACGCTGCTGGCTTCGGCTTCGGTGCTGAAGAGGGCGGCTACACGCACGAAGACACCATCGGTGACGATGATGCTTCGGACGATGACGCCGACAAGGACGAAGACGACCAGACGGACGACGATGCGTCGACCAAAGACGACGAAGACTTCTGACGTCGGGTTAGCACTGGGCTTTAGGTCGGGACTGGAGGAAGTCATTGGTCAGCAGATCAAGACGACCACCGGTCTCGACCCGGAGTACGAGAGCTTCAAGATCGAGTACGTGAAGCCCTCGAAGCCGAGCAAATACACGCCCGACTTCCGGTTACCGAACGGCATCATCGTGGAGACCAAAGGTCGCTTCGAGACTGCCGACCGCCAAAAGCATCTGCTGGTCAAGGCGCAGCATCCGCATCTGGATATCCGCTTCGTCTTCAGCAATTCCCGTCAACGCATCCGCAAGGGAAGTCCAACGCTCTACGCCGACTGGTGCCGCAAACACGGCTTCCAGTTCGCTGACAAGCGCATCCCCGAGAGCTGGTTCCAGGAATGACACGCGCGGGCAGGGGAGGACTCTGCCCGCATCTATTCATCAACGCGATCATCGCACCCCGACATCTGGGAGAATTGGAATTATGGAAATCAACAAGTTCAATGTGGGCCAAAGCGTCAACGCGACCGCCCTCGGACACATCGACTACCGCACGTCAGACGTGCTCAAGGGCATCGTCGTCGGTGAGTACGGTGTACTGGTCCTGATCAACTTCGGTGCTCGCTTCGATGGCCACGCCGGTCACGGTCTGGTGGAGGGTGTCGACGCGAGCGCTCCGACTCATTGGTACGTGCACCGCGACTTCGTCACCGCATTACCCGACGCTATAGCCCCCGCAGCGAAAGCTCCTCAGGCGAAGCAGCAGGGCGACCGCATCCTGAACCATCTGGTCTCGGGCAAGTCGATCACCCAGCTCGAAGCGTTCGGCGTCTACCGCATCTTCCGCCTGGCTGCTCGCATCCATGAGCTGAAGAGCAAGGGCCACAAGATCGTGACCACGATGCACAAGGACGAGACCGGCAAGCCCTACGCCGAATACTCGTTGGTCACCGCTCGCCGCGCGTGATGTTCACCCTCAAGGTTGTCGTCCTGACGATGGCGCTTCACCACCCGGTGGAGCGTCGTCTCTGGGTGACGTTCCCCACGCGGTTCACCTGCGAGCACATGAAGGGCGTCATCGCACGCGACTTCAGGCAGGCGAAGATCACCAGCGAGTGCGTGAGGACCAACGACCGCATCTGACAACAACGAGGCTCAATGGAGAAGAACACATCCCGAGCAATCGGGAAGGAGCACTGCCCATCGTGCGGCTCCAGAGACAACCTCATTCGGTACTCGGATGGTCACGCTTACTGCTTCTCAGTGAGCTGTGACCATTACGAGCCGGGCACCGATCAACCATCAACGCACAGGAGGCGCGAAGCCGTGTCAGGACCTTTCATCGACGGCGAGATCAAAGCGCTGCCCAAGCGTGGCATCACCGAAGAGACGTGCCGCAAGTTCGGCTACAAGGTCGGTAGGTGGCACGGCAAGACTGTGCAGATCACACCGTTCTACAACGCATCCGGCGACCTCGTCGCACAGCAGCTCCGCACAGCGGACAAGGACTTTCCGATCATAGGCTCGCTCGATGAAGCGATGCTCGATGGTCAACATCTATGGGAGCGGGGCGGCCGGAAGATCGTCATCACTGAGGGCGGCATCGACAAGATGACCGTAAGTCAACTGCAGGGCAACAAATGGCCTGTGGTTAGTCTCCCGAACGGCACGAAGGGAGCACGCAAGGCAATCGCCAAGCAGCTCGACTACCTCTGCTCGTTCGAGGAAGTCATCCTCATGTTCGATATGGACGAACCCGGCCGCCTCGCGACTGCAGAATGCGCAGCGCTGTTCCCTCCGGGGAAGTGCAAGGTCGCTCACCTCGGCGAGAAAGACCCGAACGCCCTGCTCTTGGCCGAGCGCGGCGACGAAGTCATCAAGGCGATCTGGGAAGCGAAGACCTACAGGCCTGACGGCATCGTCACGCTGAAGGATGTCCGCGCCAAGATGCTTGAGCCGAAGATCTTCGGCCTCTCGTGGTTTCTCCCGACGCTCACCGAGCTGACGTACGGCCGACACTGGTGCCACATCTATGCGCTCGGCGCGGGCACTGGTGTCGGCAAGACGGACTTCCTGACGCAGCAGATGATGCACGACATGACGGTGCTCAACGAGCCCATCGGCGTGTTCTCACTGGAGCAGCCTCCGGAAGAGACCGGCGTCCGCATCGCAGGCAAGTACGCCAAGCGCTGCTTCCACATCCCAGACGATGGGTGGACGCAGGCCGAGCTGGAGAAGGCCGTCGATGATCTGGAGAGCAGCGGCAAGCTGTTCCTCTACGACAGCTTCGGTGCCACCGACTGGGAGATCATCCAAGGGCACATTCGCTACCTCAACCATAGCGAAGGCGTCCGCGTCTTCTACCTCGACCATCTGACCGCGCTCGCTGCGGCCGAAGATGACGAGCGTAAGGGACTGGAGCGTATCCTGTCGCAGATGTCAGCGCTGTGCAAAGAGCTGCGCATCATCATCCACCTCGTCTCGCATCTGGCAACACCGGAAGGCAAGCCGCACGAAGAGGGTGGGCGCGTGATGATCAAGCACTTCAAGGGCAGCAGGGCCATCGGCTTCTGGTGCCACTGCATGTACGCGCTGGAGCGCAACCAGCAACCGGAAGAGGACGAAGAGAAGCGGACGACGTTCCGCATCTTGAAGGACCGCTTCGCCGGCCGCGCCACGGGCAAGACCATCATGCTCGACTACAACCCGATGACCTCCGAGCTGTTCGAAAGCCAAGAGACCTTCGGGTTCAACGACACCACGCAGCCAGGCGAACCGCCGGGCGACTTTTGACCTGATCTATCCACCGGAGGAAACGTGGCTGACAAACAAATCGCATGCCTCGCTCACGAGCAATCGTGCGCGGGGTGTGCAAGCGAGGGTGACGCCGAGATCAACTGGCCGTCACCTAACGACACCGCAGTGGTGTTCCTGTTCGACACTCACGCCGCGATGCACGTCTTCGCACAGTCGGGCTTCTGCCAGTCGTGTCAACGGAAGGCCAACTGATGACGCACGAGGAAATCTGGGACTGGCAGTGCAAGATGCACCTGTGGTCCTGTTACCTCTACGAGATCGAGGCCGACGCACCGCTGGACGACTGCGGCTACGATCAGCTCTGTCAGCTCCTGCTTCGGTCGTACGCCAAGCTGCCCGAGTGGTACACCAAGCGTGTCACGAAGGGAGACCTGACGAGCGGCAGCGGTGCGGCCATCGCTCGGTCCTTGTCTGCAACCGAGATCGGAGAAGCTCGCTGGTGGCGTGACAAGCACATCCCATCGGTGCGCGCTGAGAGCACAGCCCGTGCTAAAGCGTAAGATCATCCTCGACCTCTGCGGAGGCACGGGGAGCTGGTCGAAGCCATACAGGGAAGCCGGCTATGATGTTCGCATCATCGACCCGCAAGTCTGGAAGGGTGGCGAGGGCGGTACTGGCGACGTGCGTCTCATGCACTTCACCAAGGAACGCATCCACGGCATCCTCGCCGGCTTCCCATGCACCGACTTCTCTTCGAGCGGTGCACGCTGGTGGAAGGCCAAGGGCGAACGCGCGTTGATCGAGGCTCTCTCGGTTGCCGACGCGTGCTCGCGCATCGTGCTCTTCCATCGGCCACAGTGGTGGGCCTTCGAGAACCCCGTAGGACGCATCAGCCGCTTCCTCGGTCCACCGCAGTACACCTTCCATCCCAACCACCACGGCGACCCCTACACGAAGCTGACGTGTCTGTGGGGCGTCTTCAACACACCAGAGCGCACACCTGTCGAGCCCACTGAGGGCAGCAAGATGCACCTGATGTCGCCATCACCGGAGCGAGCGTTGCTTCGGAGTGCCACGCCAGCGGGGTTCGCGAAAGCGTTCTTCAAGGCAAACCCGTAACCCGATCTATCCACTGGAGCGTTAAATGATGATTCCGAATATCAAGACCGTTCTCGAACACACCGCTGCCGGGCGCAAGATCGATGCGATCAAGGCGCTCCGCTGGCACACTCACATGGGCCTGAAAGAGGCCAAGGACTGGGTGGAGGCGGTTGAGCCGTACGTCAAGAAGACCCCCGCACCGCAGCCCAAGCCCGACCCGATGGCAGGCCGCGTGGAAGTGCGTGACAGCAAGAACACCGACCGCGTGCTCGGCTCCATCCCGCGTCCGCGCGGCAACGTTCCGAAGCTGGACGGTGGCGACCGCTACCGGATGACGACGTGCGGCCCGATCACGGCGTTCGAGTTCGACTCCAGTGCAGCGTGCTCGCCGACAGTCTATGTCGTCGACTTCGGCTTCCGCTGCGTCAACTGGACCGTGGTGCTGATCACCGAAGCTCCCCTCGACATGCTGGTCCGCATCGACGACTTCCGTTTGCCGGGCGAGAACGCCGAGCAGGCACACGTTCGGCGCATGTACGCGCGCTGATTACCCTTAGCCCGAGAGAAGCAGTGCCCCGTGGTGGGGAAGCTAAAGACCGGAGACCTGACACCGGCATTCTCTCGGGCGACCAATCACAGATCACCAACAACCGCCCGCGTCCCTCCGCGCCCGTACTCCAAGGGCTGCGTCATACGCGTCTGCTGAATGAACAGCATAGGTCGATTGATCATCGACTGAGGTGGGCTCTTTTCACATCTAGCTACTCCGAGAGAGGGCATCTAATGGCGAAACGTCTCGTCTTCGATATCGAAGCGAATGGGTTCTTGGCTGAAGTCACGCGTCAACACTGTCACGTCAACGTGGACGCAGATACGGGTGAGCTGTTCGACTATGCGGACCAACCCGGTCACCAGCCAATCGAGCGCGCCTTAGATGCCCTCTCACAGGCCGACGAACTGATCGGTCACAACATCATCAAGTACGACATCCCGGTGCTGGAGAAGCTGCACGGCTGGAAGCCTCGCGCCGACCAGAAGATCACCGACACGATCATCCTGACGAAGCTGAAGTACCCCGAGCTGCGCGATGCAGACTACAGGGCACGCCAGCTCGCCGCGAAGAACGGCACCACGTATCCCGGCTACTACGTTGGCTCGCACGCTCTCGAAGCGTGGGGCTTCCGCCTGGGTATCCTCAAAGGTCAGTACGGCTACCTGTCGAATGGCGAACCGGACCCCGAAGCGTGGGTGCGCTGGAACGCGGAGATGCACGACTACATGAAGCAGGACGGGCGCGTGACGCTCGCTCTGCTGAACAAGTGCCTGTCCACTCCGACCAGCCCCATCGCTGTCGAGCTGGAGCACCGCTTCGCCACCATCCTCGCGATGATGGAACGGCGGGGCTTCGCGTTCGACAAGGACACAGCACAGAAGCTGTACGCCGAGTTGGTCAAGCGCCGGCTGGTGATCGCCGCATCGTTGAAGGAAACGTTCCCGCCTCAGGTCGTCGAGGAGACGTTCATCCCCAAGGTGAACAACAAGTCTCGCGGCTACGTGAAGGGCGTTCCGTTCGTCAAGCAGCACACCGTCGAGTTCAACCCTTCGTCCCGACTGATGATCGCAGATCGTCTGAAGGCGAAGGGATGGCAACCGCTGGAGTTCACTCCGGGTGGTCAGCCCAAGGTCGACGAAACGATCTTGTCGAAACTCGAATACCCCGAAGCCAAGGTGCTCGCAGATCACTTCCTCGTTGAGAAGCGCATCGGCCAGCTCGCTGAAGGTGACCAAGCGTGGCTCCGTCTGGAGCGCGGCGGGGCCATCCACGCGTCTGTCAACACGCTCGGTGCGATCACCGGACGGTGCACCCACAGTCAACCGAACATCGCACAGGTGCCCAAGGTAGGGTCCGCGTACGGTGAGGAATGCCGCGCACTCTTCGTGGCCCGCAAGGGTTACAAGCTGGTCGGCGTTGACCTGTCGGGCGTTGAGTTGCGTTGTCTGTCGCACTACATGGCGCGATACGACGGCGGGGCTTACGGCAAGGCCGTTGTCGAGGGCAGCTCCAAGGACGAGAGCGACGTCCACTCGCTCAACGCCAAGGCGCTCGGTCTGAACCCGCACACGATCTACAACGTGTTCGGCAAGCAGAAGACCGGCCGTGATATTGCGAAGACCTTCATCTACGCCTTCCTCTACGGGGCGGGCGGCGAGAAGCTCGGCGGTATCGTCGGTGTCAGTGCAGAAGAGATCGAGCGTTACCCTGAGACCCAGCGCGCACGTTGGGGCAGGGCGATGAAGCGTCTCGAACGCGATGGCCGTGCATTCGACCCAGTCGTCTGCGCGATGATCGTGAAGGGCGAGATGCTCAAGGCTCGCTTCCTGAAGCAACTGCCTGCGCTCGCCAAGCTGATCGAAGCTGTGGGTGACAAGGCTGCATCCTCGAAGTGTCTGATCGGTCTCGATGGTCGGCGTCTCTTCGTACGTTCGGCGCACGCTGCTCTCAACACGTTGTTGCAGAGTGCCGGTGCCGTGCTCGCGAAGGAATGCACGGTCATCGCTTATGACGACCTATCCATGCGTGGATGGGAATGGATTACGGACTGGGCGCTCGTCGCGCACATCCACGATGAACTCCAGAACGAAACCAGAGAGGACATAGCCGATGAAGTCGGACAGACGATCAGACAGGCAATGCGCAAAGCCGGCGAGAAGTACGCAATGCGCGTCCCCATCGACGGTGAATACAAGGTCGGCTCGAATTGGGCTGAAACTCACTGACGTCCTCAAGCGTGCGTGGACGAAGCCGTTCTCAACCAAGAGCGACTTCGCCCGCACCAACGCGGACATCATCGCCCTCGCAGCAAGTGACGGCCTCATCACCACCCGCGTTGCCACCGGCATGTACGGGCGTGAATGGCTGGTCACTGCTGCGGGACTGAAACGCCTTCGGGCATTGCTCGCGGAGTAACCCATGATCGCCGTCCAATACATCGCTGCCATCGCCGTGTGCTTCTTCGTGGGCTTCTCGGCGCATTGGCTGTGGGCCTACGCCAAGTCGGTGTGGGCCTTCCTGCAGTTCATCGACAAGTGGAGCAACTCATGACCGGGACACACCAGTTCCTCTACGGCTGCGGCGCGTTCTCTCTGGTGATGCTTGTGGGCATCATCGCGCACCACGGTCGACACCTGATCAAGCGAGGCCGCGACTGATGCCTCGCATTGCACTGATCGACGGCGACGTGATCGCTTACAAGGCCTCATGCGCCGTCGAAGTCGCAACTCAGTGGGAGCCGGGCTACTGGACGTGGCACGTTGACGAGACCGCCGTGAAGCGAGCAATCAAGGATACGATTGACAGCTACATGGCGAAGCTCGATGCGGCCAGCTACAAGCTCTGCCTCACCGACTACGACAATCCGAATTGGCGCATGGCCATCCTGCCCAGCTACAAGGGCAAGCGGTCCAACGTGAAGAAGCCTCTGGCGCTCAAGCCGGTGCGCGAGTGGATGATCGGCAAGCTCGCTGGTGTCGTTCGCTCGACGCTCGAAGGCGACGACGTGATGGGCATCTACGCGACGTGGCCCGGCCTCAAGGGCGAGAAGATCATCGTCTCCATCGACAAGGACATGAAGACCATCCCCGGTCTCTATCTCCGCACGCTCGATGACGACGTGGTGCACATCGACGAAGACGCAGCCAACGTCAGCCATATGTACCAGACGCTGATGGGCGACAGCACTGACGGCTACTCTGGGCTCCCCGGAGTTGGCCCGAAGAAAGCCGAAGCCATCCTCGCTGTCGCAACTGCCGATGCGTCCCCGTCCAACTACTGGGGCGACGTGTGGAAGGCTGTAGTCGCGGCATACGAGGGCAAGGGCCTCGGAGAAGAGGAAGCCCTCACACAAGCCCGCGTTGCTCGCATCCTCCGCGCCCGCGACTTCGACTTCAAGAACAAGAGGCCAATCCTTTGGACACCACCATCAAGCTGAAGGTGGGCTACGTCCTGCTACGCAACGGTGACCCGGTGAAGACCGGGCGCATCGGCGCGCAGACGGCGAAGCTCTACCAGCACGCCGGCCGTGCTCGTGCAGCGGCCTCCCGCATCTATCGTCACCGTGGTGAGGTTCTTGTCACTGAGGCATTCATCGAAGTGCCCGGCGAATGAGTGTCACCTACGGCATCCAGCTCGCCGCGTCCGCGATGACGATCATGTCGTCGTGGGCGTACGGCAACAAGCGAACCAGCGGTCCCGCTCTGGGGCTGCTCAGTCAAATCCCTTGGTGGTCCCTCATGATCTACGAGGGCCTCTGGGGCCTGCTCCCGGTCAACATCCTGATGACCGCGATGCACATCCGAAACTTCATCAAGTGGCGAAAGGAGAACGCAGCGTGTCTGTGATGGGAGAGAAGTGTGACTTCTGCAAGAAGTCTGTTGCGCATCCTTGCTGGTGCTCCGGCGATGCGGCGCGATGCCGTCACATAGTAGCGGAAGCGAAATCTGAAGCGAACCGCTCCGAAGCTGAAGCGCTGTTGCGCAGGGCAGTGACCAAGCCCGAGCCGCTCGACGTGCAGATCGGCGGCGACCACTACAAGCGGATGACGATACAGCCGCTCACCTACATCGAAGCCAACAACATCCCGTTCACTGAGGGCAACGTCATCAAGTATGTGTCCCGCTGGCGCTTCAAGAACGGCATCGAAGACCTGAAGAAGGCTCGCGACATGCTGACCAAGAAGATCGCCTTTGAAGAGGAGAAGGCTCGCAATGCAGACCAAAACAAAGCCGGCTGACACACCCAGGCGACACCAGATGCGCTCGGCGATGGTCACTGAGTTCATGCGGGCGTTCAACGCACCGCGTGATCTGGAGACCAACGTCCGTGGCCTCAACGAGGAACTGGTGGAGTTCGAGGCTGCGCTGGAGAACCTCCTGAAGGAAGCCTGCGACGTGCTCTACTGCAGCTACTGCGTAGGCGCTTCGCGAACACCTGACGGGAAGCCGGGCAAGGTCGACGCGACCACCGTAGCGGCCATCAAGCGCGTTCTGGAGATCACTGACGGGCTCTTCGGGGACGCGGTGTTCAAGGAAGCGTTCGCCCGCGTGCACGCCTCCAACATGTCCAAGCGTGGACCGAACGGCGAGATCGAGCGGCACCCGTGGGGCAAGATCGCCAAGGGGCCGTTCTACCAGCCTCCGGTGCTCCACGATCTGGTGACCTGATGAAGGGCCACCTGATGGAGCCGCTGCGAATGGTGTGCCAGCGCTGCGGCAGGACGGCTTACGACATCGTGAACGAACGCCTGCAGTGTAAGTGACTGACAGCAAAAAGATTAGGCAGATTACCCCTGCCTAATTTTTTCGATGAGCCGTCCCTCTAGGAACAAACACCGCAAGGGAACTCATGGAAAAACCATTCCCCGCCATCCCGGCAGACCTCCTCGAAGCTCTTGAGAAGGCCTTCCCAGAACGCTCGGCTGACCTGAAGTGGTCCGACCGGCAAGTCTGGTTCAAAGCCGGCGAGTGCGAAGTCGTGCGCTTCCTGCGCGCGAAGTTCACCGAGCAGAACGAAACCGTCATTCAAAGGTAATCACACCGTGTGTGCAGCCGTCCTAGACAACTGGTTCGGCATCGACCGGCCGACACCCGCGAAGCCCATTGCGCCTTTGCCCGACCAGATCGCGAACCCCAATGCAGCCTCGGCGCAATCCGACCTGACACCCTCGGGTGACGCAGCGTCCCTCGCCGCGAAGCGCAAGGGGACCTCAAGCCTCCGCATCGACCGCGCCTCTGGTGCCGGCGTAGGATTGAATATCCCACAATGAGCAACACCGCCGCGAGCCGCTACACGCAGCTCGAAGCGCCCCGTCGTCCCTTCCTCGACCGCGCGCGTGACGCTGCGCTGCTCACCATTCCCGGCCTGATGCCCCCTGAGGGCCACACAGGCTTCACCAAGCTCTCCACGCCTTACCAAGGCATCGGCGCACGCGGCGTCAACAACCTCGCTGCGAAGTTGCTGCTGGCCTTGCTGCCGCCCAACAGTCCCTTCTTCCGTCTTCAGGTCGATGACTTCACGCTCATCAAGATGACGAAGCAGGAGGGCATGCGCGCCGAAGTCGAGAAGGCTCTCGGCATGATCGAGCGCTCAGTGATGGGCCAGATCGAAGCTGGCGCGATGCGCGTCACCGCGTTCGAAGCCATCAAGCATCTGATCAACGACGGCAACGCTCTCTGCTATCTGCCCGAAGGCGGCGGCATGAAGCTCTTCCGTCTCGACCGGTTCTGCATCGAGCGCGACCCGATGGGCAACGTGCTGGAGATCATCACCAAGGAAGACATGGCGCACAGCGCGATGCCTCCGCATGTTCGCCAGCTCATTCCTGCCGGCGCTGAGAGCAAAGACCCGAACGCCAAGTGCGCTCTGTACACTCATGTGCAGCGCTCCGAAGACGGCAAGTTCTGGAAGGTCTATCAAGAAGTCCACGACGCAATCATCCCCGGTTCGTACGGCACTTACCCGATTGGCAAGTCACCTTGGATACCTCTGAGGTGGTCGAAGATCGACGGTGAGAGCTACGGACGTGGCTACGTCGAAGAGTACATCGGTGACCTGAAGTCACTCGAAGCGCTCTCTCAGGCAATCGTCGAGGGCTCTGCAGCCGCTGCGAAGGTTCTCTTCCTCGTGAACCCGAACGGCTCCACCAACATGAAGGTGGTGCAGGACGCTCCGAACTTGGCAGTCCGAGCCGGCAAGGCCGATGACGTGACCGTTCTCCACATGGAGAAGTTCAATGACTTCAAAGTCGCGCAAGGCGTGATGGAGAGCATTGAGAAGCGCGTCAGCATGGCCTTCCTGTTGAACTCCAGCGTCCAGCGATCTGGCGAGCGAGTGACCGCCGAAGAGATTCGGTATGTCGCAAGCGAGTTGGAAGATGGACTCGGTGGCGTCTACAGCATCCTGTCTCAGGAGTTTCAGCTCCCGTTCGTCACGCGTATCATGTGGCAGATGGAGCGACAGAAGAAGCTCCCCGCGTTGCCGAAGGGCATGGTGCGTCCGGTCATCACGACTGGCCTCGAAGCTCTTGGCCGTGGTCACGACCTCACCAAGCTCGACACGCTGTTGCAACGTCTGCAGCCGCTCGGCCCCGAAGTGATCGCCACGTACCTCAAGGTCGGCGACTACATCAGCCGCGTTGGCACCTCGCTTGGCATCGACATGGCCGGCTTGGTTGCAACCGATCAGGAAGTGCAGGCCGCTCAACAGGCCGCGCAGGCCCGACAGATGATGGACAAGCTCGGCCCCAAGGGCATGGACATCGTGAGAGACCAAATGAAACCACAGGCACCGAATGGCCCGCAAGGCTAACCGAGCGCCCACCGCTAGGCCACCGCAGACAACCGAAGCCGCACCAGTGATTCCGACTGATGTGGAAACCTTGGTTGAACCTGCGGTGTCCGCGTTGGCCCCTGAACCGAAACCAGAACCACCGCCCGGCGTCACCGTATCGGTCGACACCAACGGCGTGGTCGTAGTCACGAGAACTGAATGACCGTTGCACTGAACACTGGCGCTGGCGTCGACACCACGACGACCGCTGCGCCCGAAGGCCACGACGCCGCAATGATCGCGAAGGCCGAAGGACAGACTTCACCTGTAGCTGCCGCTGGCAGTGAAACTTCGACCACTCCTCCCGCTGATCGCCCCGCCTGGCTCCCCGAGAAGTTCGCCACCGCTGAAGACTTTGCGAAGTCGTACACCGAGTTGGAGAAGAAGCTCGGCACCGGCACCACGCCGCCGGCCGACAAGACCGCTGCTCCGACGCTCGAAGTCCCGAAGACCGAAGAGGGCGCACGCGCTCAGGTCGAGAACGCTGGACTGAACTTCGACGAGATCAACGCCGAGTTCGCCAAGGACGGCAAGCTGTCCGACGCGACCTACGAGAAGCTGTCGAAGGCCGGCATCAACAAGGGTGTCGCTGACGGCTACATCGCTGGACAGCAGGCACTCGCTGCACAAATCCGCACCGAAGTGTTCACTGCGGTCGGAGGCGAGGAAGCCTACACCGAGATGGTGACGTGGGCCAAGGACGCGCTCTCGCCCGCCGACATCACCGCTTACAACACGGCGGTGAACTCCGGTGACAAGAGTGCCATGAAGCTCGCTGTCGATGGACTGAAGGCCCGCTACACGGCGGACAACGGTTCGTCGCCGACGCTCATCGGTGGCGGCTCTGGAAACGGAGCGCAAGTCAGCGGCGACGTCTTCCGCTCGACTGCCGAACTCACCACCGCGATGAAGGACCCGCGCTACGCCACCGACCCTGCCTATCGCACGGACGTGGCCAACCGGCTCTCTCGCTCCAACATCATGTAACAAGGAAGCACCATGTCCGACACTTCGGTCCCCTCGGTGCGACAGAAGAAGTACGGACTGGTGCATGACTGGCACTGGATTGTGAACCACGCATGGTCGTTCTGGCTGTGCGTGCTCGCGTTCCTGTTCTCTGTTGCTGAAGCGGCTCTGCCGTTCATCCTCGACGCCTCAAGCCCGAACGTACTCTACGCCGCCATCATGGCCGCAGTGACGGGTGGTGCCCTCGTGTTGCGCATCGTCGCGCAGCGGGAGATCGGCGTCGATGGCTAACTTCAAGAAGGCTGCGACGTGGCTCACCGTTTGTGCCACGTTCGTCGGCGGCTTCGAAGGCCTCGCTCTGAAAGCGTACCCCGACCGCCTCGCTCACAATCTCCCCACGGTCTGCTACGGCGAGACCGAAGGCGTCAAGCTCGGTGACCGCTACACCAAAGAGCAGTGCACCGACATGCTCGCGAACAAGCTGCCGCGTTACTGGAACGAGATCGCACCGTCGATCAAGGTGAAGGTCAGCGACAACGAGAAGATCGCGTACACGTCATTCGCCTACAACGTTGGCTCCGGTGCATTCCGGAAGTCCGCGATGGTTCGCCGGCTCAACGCTGGTGACCACAAGGGCGCATGCGATGCGCTCCTCGCGTACGACCACGCCAGCGGCAAGAAGGTCCGTGGCCTCACGCGCCGTCGTGAAGCCGAACGCCGCATCTGTCTCACGCCCAGCTCTTCGTCCCCGGATGTACGGGATGTCGCTGCGGTGTCGAAACCCCCGGTGCCGGTGAAGATCGCTGCTCCCGTTTGCAGCGGCGTCTGGGTATTCAAGAGGTGTCACTAATGGACTGGATGCTCTCCTACATCGGTTCGACGTTCGGACTGATCATCGTCACTGGTGTCGCCGTCGTTGGCCTCGGTGCCGTCGCGTGGTTCTCGAAGAACTGGAAGGTCGCTCTCGCGGCCCTCGGCGTTCTCGCCCTCGGCTTCCTGTACATGCAGGTCGACAAGAGTGCGTACCAGCGCCGCGTCAACGAAGAGAAGGCTGCGGAGATCGCAACCCTCAAGCACCGCATCGGTGCCCTTCAGTTGGCAACCAAGGCTGACGCAGATCGCGCCGGCAAAGACCAAGCACGCATCAAAGAGTTGGAAAGGTTGGCAAGTGAAACGCCTCCGAATACTGGCGCTTGCCTTGATCGTGATGCCGCTCGCCGCGTGCGGGCCGTCCGATAACGTAAGCCCATCACAACTTCCCTACGCTCCCGCTGATCTTCAGCACTGCTTCCGTGACGCTGTCGGCATCCCCGATAAGGCACTGACGGTGGCTGAAGTGGAGAGCCTGTGGAAGCAAGACCGTGTCCGCCTGGCTGTGAACCGCATGTGCGGGCAGCGCATGCTGGCTTGGTACAATTCCCTTCAAGCCAATTGGAAATAGCCGCATGGCACAATCAACTGCCCGCCTGCCGTCGTCGGCCGCATCCACCAACGCGACACTTGTCTGTCCGTCGCCGGTAAAGGTGCTCACGCTGTGCGGCAAGAACAACGCCGCCTACGATGTCTTCCTCGTCCTCTACGACGCGGCGACCGCTCCTGTCCCCGGCACCACGCCCATCCGCAAGAAGATGGTCATCCCCGCCGGCCAAGCGTTCGTCTATGAGTGGGCCACAGGTCTCCCGTTCTATACGGGGTTCGGCTACGCGTTCACCAAGCTGGTCGCCGACGCGGACACGACTGCAGTGGCCGCCGCTGACGTTGTTGCGTTCAACGTGGACTACGTCGCATGAGCGGGTTCTCAGGCGTCCCGCTAACGTCTGGCTCATACACGCCTTCCGTTTCGTCAGGCACCGGGACGTTCACTGGCCACACACTCACTGTCAACAATGCGAAGTGGGTGAAGGAGGGCGACGTCGCCGTAGTCGACATTGACATCACCTTGACTGCGCTGGGCTCTGGAAACCCCGGAGGCAACCTGAGCATCTCGACGCCGTTCACCCCGAACCACCGTGGGTGCATCATGGGGTTCGAACAGGCACTCACTGGTTCGCTCCTGCGCGGCACGTTCGCTCCTGTGCCCGAAGTCGTCGTGGTCTTCCAAACCGGGGCCACTGTGATCGCCGCTGGCAATCGCATCGTTATCAGCGGACTCCGCTTCAGGGTCTGAATACTTGGGATGCCTCGTTACCGAAAGGGCGAGGGACATAGGCCGCGCGATTGCGTTCGCGACATCCCCACACTTCCCCTTGGGAACAGTCACACCTGCGTTCTTACGCGGTGACCTCTGGCACGCCAGAACAACATCACAGCACCACTTGGCCCGATGCGTCGGACAACCTCGTCGAGTGAGTGAGCACGTTCAAGCGGAAGCCTCTTCCCCAAAACGCTCACAAAGAGTTTTTTCTAAAATGGCAAATGCTACTCCCGTCCGTTCCGGCCAGATCAATGGCTCCGGTGATGTGGACGCTCTCTTCCTGAAGGTCTTCGCTGGTGAAGTCCTGACTGCCTTCGAGGTTCACAACGTCGCTCTGGCGTGGACCCAGATGAAGACCATCGCGAACGGCAAGTCTGCCCAGTTCCCGACCTTCGGCCGCATCGGTGCGGAATACCACACGCCCGGCAACGAGATCACCGGTCTCCAGACCCCGGCGAACGAAGTGGTCGTGACGATCGACGATCTGCTCATCTCGCACTCGTTCGTGGCGAACATCGACGAAGCCAAGCAGCACTACGACGCTCGCTCGATCTATTCGACCGAGATGGGTCGCGCTCTGGCCACGCAGATGGACAAGCACATCCTGCAGAAGGCCGTGCTGACCGCTCGCGCTTCCGCCAACGTGACCGGCCTGCCGGGTGGTTCGTCCATCTATCAGGGTCCGCTCGGTGGTCCCGCGACCAAGGACTTCGTGACCGTTGGTCTCGACATCGCTTACGCGCTGTTCAAGGCCGCCGAGATCATGGACAACAACTCGGTCCCCGAAACCGACCGCGTCTTCTTCTGCCGACCGGGCCAGTACTACGCGCTCGTTCAGGCGAAGGACACCATCAACTCCCTGTGGGGCGGCGCTGGTGCGTACTCGGATGGTAAGGTCTTCCGCATCGCCGGCATCACGGTGATCAAGACGACCAACCTGCCGTCGACCAACGTTGCCAACGGCACGCTGTCGGCCGGTACGGGCAACCGTTACGCTGGCGACTTCACCAAGACCGCCGGTCTGGTCATCCACAAGTCCGCCGTCGCGACTGTGAAGCTGCTCGATCTGGGCATGGAAGCTGCCTACGACATCCGTCGTCAGGGCACGCTGATGGTTGCGAAGTACGCTGTGGGCCACGGCTCGCTGCGTCCGGAAGCGGCTGTCGAGATCGTCGCTGGTCTCTCGCCGGTCTAATCACGGCACAACCTATCCACTCGTGGGTAGACAGGGTCGGTCCTCATTTGGGCCGGCCCTTTTTTTCGTCCTCTGGAGAAACCAATGTCCACCTCTCTTACACCCATGACGACCCTCGACGCGGTGAACATGTGTCTGTTCGCCATCGGTGAAGCCCCGGTCAATCGGGTCGAAGGCAGTGGGCTGGTCGACGCAGCAGTCGCGCTGCGCACTGTCGTCAACGTCAGCCGTGAAGTTCAGAAGAACGGCTGGCACTGGAACACCGAGATCAGGCTCCCGCTCACGCCTGACGTTGACGGTAATCTCAAGCTGCCCGCGAACACGTTGAAGGTCGACACTGTCGGCGACGACGAGGGCGCTGACCTGACGCAACGCGGCACTCGCCTGTACGACCGCGTCAACCACACCTACGCCTTCACGCGCAGCTACACCGTCGATCTGGTCGTGATGCTCGACTTCGAGGAAATCCCCGAAGCAGCCCGCAACTACATCGCGCTCCGCGCTGCCCGTCGCTTCCAGCAGAACGCTGTCGGCTCCACCGAGCTGGCCGGCTTCCACGCGCAGGATGAACTCCGTGCGCTTGTGGACCTTCAGAACGCTGAAGCGGAGAACGGCGACTACAACATGATGAACGGCTGGGCCGTCGCTCGGGTGCTCAACCGATGAGCCTCGTATCGACGTCCATCGCTAACCTCGTCAACGGGGTCAGCCAGCAGCCCAACGCGCTGCGCCTGTCATCTCAGTGTGAGCTTCAGGAGAACTGTAACAGCTCCGTAGTGGACGGCCTGTGCCCGCGTAACGGCACCAAGCATTCCGCGAAGATCACTGACGAGCCCCTGACCAATGCGTTCACGCATCTGATCAACCGCGACCGCACCGAGCGCTATCGCGTCATCATCTCCGACAACTCCATCATGGTCTACGACCTTGCAGGCGTTCGGAAGACGGTGACCTTGGAAGCGGGTGCCGCCGAGTACCTGATGTCTGCTGCGCCGGCCGATGACTTCGTCGCGCTCACCGTAGCCGACTACACGTTCATCCTGAACAAGACCGTCACCGTCCAGCAGGACAACACCGACCTCGTGCCCGCGCGCGAACCTGAGGCGCTCTGGTGGGTCAAGTCGGCCGCACAGAACGCGACCTATACGCTCACCATCGACGGACACCAAGGCCATGTGCTGACGGGCTCTGCGGACCCTGACGGCAACCCATCGCCTGGCTCCGTGGCAACCGACTACATCTCTTCGTTCATGATCGGCAACGGCGGTGGCGGCGTAGGCTCGACGTTCACCAGCGTTCAGGTGGCAGGCGCCGACGACACCGTCTACACCTACCAGCGCGCCGGTTCGTCCACGGTCAAGATCACGCGGGTCAACGGAGCTGACTTCGTCGCGTACTGCGGCGACTCGTTCGGTGACCAAGCGAGCATCATCATCAAGGGCTCGACGCAGCGCTTCACCGACTTGCCGGCCATCGCGGTCGACGGGTTCAAGTGCGAGGTGCAAGGCGAGGGCGGTTCGTTCAACCAGTCCTACTGGGTCGAGTACGTCGCCAAGACCGGTGCCCCGTTCGGTGGCGTCTGGAAAGAGACGTGCAAGCCGAACGAAGTGAAGAGCCTGTTGGCCAGCACCATGCCGTTCGTCCTCGTTCGCAACAGCGACGGGACGTTCACCATGAAGGCCGCCGACTGGGCTTCGCGTACGGTAGGCGACGTCACCAAGTCCAACCCGATGCCGTCCTTTGTCGGCCGCACGCTCAACGACATCTTCTTCCACCGCAACCGCCTCGGTCTGCTGTCGGACGAGAACGTGATCATGTCGGTCGCTGGAGACTACTTCAACTTCTTCAAGGGCTCGGCAATTCAGGTTCTGGATACGGACCCCATCGACATCGCAGTGTCCACAACGAAGGTGGCCGTGCTCGATCACGCTGTGCCATTCCACGAGACGCTGATGCTCTTCTCCGAGCAGACGCAGTTCATCCTCGGCAAGACCGGCGATGTGCTCACCGTGAAGACGGCGGCCATCGACCCGACGACCGACTATGAGAACTCCAAGGCCACGAAGCCGATCACCCTCGGCAGCTTCGTCTACTTCACGCAGAACCGAAACAACTTCAGCCTCGTTCGCGAGTTCGGAGTTGACGTGTACACGCAGACGAAGACGGCGCAGGACATCACCGCGCATGTGCCCAAGTACATCCCCGGTGGCGTGTTCAAGCTGACCGCGTCGGACACTGAGAGCATGCTGGTGGCCCTGTCGCACGACGCTCCGTCGAAGCTGTTCATCTATCAGTTCTATCTCAGCGGCGACACCAAGCTGCAGTCAGCGTGGCACACTTGGACCTTCGGGCCCAACGATGTGATCTTGAACGCCGACTTCATCGAGAGCGATCTGCATCTGCTGATCAGTCGACCGGACGGCGTCTACATGGAAGTCCTCACGGTCACCACCAGTGCGGTTGACGGCACACGCCCGTTCACACTCCACATGGACCGGATGGTCACTGAGGATACCTGCTTCAGCGTCACGTACCACGATGACATCGACCAGACTTCGTTCGAGCTGCCGTACCCGGTGGACCTCGACGAGGACTACTTCCTTATCGCGTGGGACGGCAACGACAAGTTCAAGCCGGGCCAGCAGCTCAAGTTCTCGATGACGGGTTCGTCCGTGATCTGCTTGACGAAGGGAAGGCTGACGCACTTCCGTTGGGGGCGCGTCATGAAGTCTCGCTACGTGTTCTCTCAGTTCGAGATACGCGAGCAGACGGCCGGTGGAGGTTCAACGTCCATCGCTGAAGGCCGCCTCAACGTTCGCCGCATGACACTGACGCACGGCAAGAGCGGATACTTCCGCGTCGAGGTAACCCCCCGAAGCCGGGACACGTATCTCAACGTGATGACCGGTCGACAAGTAGGCAACGGCCAGTCCGTCCTCGGTGACGTGTCATTGATCGAAGGCATCTTCCGGGTGCCGATCATGGCCCGCAACATCGACGTGGTGATCGAGCTGACCAGCGACGAGCCGCTTCCCTACTCAATCCTCAGTGCGGACTGGGAAGGCATGTTCGTCGCACGATCAAGGAGAATGTAATGTCGGTAGTAGCGAGACGCGCTACACGCGCTGACGCTGTCTATCTCGCTACCCGACTGCTCCCCGAAGATGCCGCCGAAGTCAAAGCTGCCAGTGGCCTTGCCATTGTCGATGCTTTGCTCGGCGGCATCGAGCTGTCCAGCGAGTGCCACGTCCTGTGCAACAAGCATGCACTGAACAAACCAATCTGTATCTGGGGCGTACGCGCCACACCTGACCCGAGCGTCGGAGCCATCTGGCTTTTGTGCGCCAAGGGTCTCCATCAGAACCGCAAGGGCTTCCTCAGGGAGAGCCGTAAGTGGTTCGCTAAATTCGAGCAGCAGTATCCCGTCCTCTGGAACCTCGTTGATGAGCGCAACACCGCGCACATCCGTTTCCTGAAGTGGCACGGCTGCATCTTCATCAATCGCCACGCGGCCATCGGCCCACAACGGCGACCCTTCTTGGAATTTGTGAGGTTGTCATGTGTGACCCGATGACGCTTGCCGTCAGCACCTTCATGGTCGGCGCTGCTAAATCAGGCGCTGACTTCATTGGTTCTTCCCAGCAGGCAACTGCGCAAGAGAACCTCTACAACGCCAACCGCACGAACGCTCTGTCGGCCGGCTCTAACGAGTACAACCAGATCGCCCTGCGCCGCATTCAGGAACAGGACGCGACTGGTGAGAAGACGTTCGACAACATGCTGGACACCCGCGCTCGGGCCGCTCACGCGACCGTGGCCGCAGGCGAGGCCGGCATCTCTGGTCTGTCCGTCGACAGTCTGGTCAACGACATCTACGGCGCTGGCGGACGAACGAACGACCGCATCAAAGAGAACTCCGAGATGTCCCTGCAGCAGCTCAACACCGAAGAGCTGGGCGTAACCGCGCGCACCAACGACCGCATCAACTCGGTCAAGCATGGCGTGCAGCCCAGCCTTCTCGGGCTCGCGATCAACCTCGGCTCGACTGGCCTCAACGCCGCGACCGGGTACAAAAAGATGACTGGATAATCCGTGGCTACAGTTGCAGGACTAACGCCGACCCAGCGCGCCGGGCAGGGCGGTACGATCACCGCTGACGCTCGCGCGCAGACCGCAGGCAACCGGCCGGCTCCCGATCTGTCCCCGAAGGCAGCTCCGGTGAGCACCTACTCGCGCCCTGAGGACACCACCCAGGCGGCGGGGGCTGGACTTCATCAGCTCGCTGCGGCGCTCGGCACGCTCAACCCGGCACTGAACGGCTACGCTGGCGCAGTCGCTGATGACCAGAAGGCACAGCAGGAAGCGCTCGCGTCCAACAAGATCGGCGGCATGACTTTCGAGGAAGCCCAGAAGGGCGTCCAAGAGGGCACCATCGGCGAGATGAGCAACCCGTGGTTCCGCGCCGCGTTCATGAAGCAGTACGGCCAGCGGGTCGCTCTGCAGAAGACGCAGGAGCTGAACGACCAATACCAGAACGGCTTCAACAAGGATGGCGGCGACGTCGAGAAGCTGGTCGCTGGTGTGGCCAAGCCGGCGCTCGATCAGTACGGCAACGACAAGCACTTCTCGTCAGGCTTCAACGGCGTGTTCGGCCCTGCGGCTGCAAAGCTCAGGAATGATCAGGCCGGCTATCGCACCGACCGTGTGAACACCGAGACGCGCCAAGGCATCTACGAGATCGGCACCGCCATCATCGGGCAGGGCATCAGCTCTGGTAAGTCGGCCGACGACATCGTCAGTCAACTGCGGTCCACCTACAAGGGCAACAAGGACCTCCTGAACGTTCCCTATGCGGATCAAGATGCGGCTGTCGTCAAGATGGCGGCAACGCTCACGCAGGGCATCAGCCAGTCTTCGAACCCGAAGCTCCAAGCGGAGTTGGTGCAGAAGCTGCTGAACGAAGATCGCGTGGCCCCTGACGGTCATGCACTCGGCTCGCTGGCGAACAATCAGAAGTACGCGGACATGTCCGTCAAGCTGCTCGATGCGGCTGACAAGGAAGTGCGCCAGCGTAACCACCGGGACAGCTTCGACAGCCACTCTAATTGGCAGGAGCAGGCTGACCAAGGTCTGATCGACGACAAGAAGTATCAGACGCTGGTGGACGAACACCAGTCCAACCCCGGCCGCTTCACTGACGAGCAGATCATCTCGATGAAGCGCCACAGCGATGCCGTGCTGGAGAAGCGCCGCGCTGAAGTCTCGAAGCTCGAAGAGAAGGTCCGCTCGCGTCAGCTCGCCGATGGTCAGCACCAAGCTGTCATCAACGATGCCTCGACGTTGTCAGGGCAGGGCAGTCTGTGGGCCGTGAAGGACCAGAAGGTCACCGACGAGAACGGGAAAGAGAAGACGCTCACTGCGGACAAAATCCGTGGCGAGGTTGTCGACAACTTCCTGCGCCGCTCGCAAGCCGTTGCTGTTCAGCGCGGTGAGACCGGTGCCCAGACGTTCGACCGCGAGGCCAACTGGTTCGGCCAGAACGGCGAAGAGAACCCGCAGTGGACCTCGTTGCTCAAGCGCGGATACATGCAGGGCACTCCTGCTGCACTCTCGGGCTCCAAGCTGCCTCAGGGTCTCGACGCGGCCAGTGATCTGTACAACCAGCTCTACGCGAAGAACCCGCAGTTGCTGAAGAAGCACCTCGACGACGCCGGCATGGACTTCTATGAGGCCATGCGGTTCGGCACTCAGGTCGCCGGCTTCGACAAGCGCACCGCTGCGATCAACGCTAGTGAGGTCAACAAAGACCCCACGAAGTTCGAGAGCCAGTACTGGAAGCAGAAGTTCGATGACATCTCGACAGCCGTGAAGAGCACGGTGCCGGGCTTCATCATGAACGGCGCTCCCGACAACGCTGGTGAGATCGCTCCGCAGATCGAGACCGCTGCCAAGTACTTCGCGAAGCTGGGCGCAAGCCCGTCTGTCGCCATCGACGAAGCGAAGAAGCGGGTCAACGCGAACTACGTCAACGTGAACAACTATCTCGTTCGCACTGGCGACCGCGCAATCCCTGCTGCCTTCCCCGACATGGCGAAGCGCTACATCGAAGACTACGCGAACAAGTACGGCGAGAAGGAGGGCGTCTCCAAGTCCGACCTCACCGTGCAGCCCATTGGCAACGCCGCTGGCGAATGGCGCATCGTCTTGAAGAAGTCTCCCGGCATGATCGTCGATCACCCCGAAGGCATCTTCAGTCTGCCCAAGCTGATGGACTTCGAGAAGAACCGTCTCGATGCCGCACGTAACGCCAACGTCGACCGCGTGAACACCAATCTCGCGCAACCGGCGTTCACTCCACCGCCCAACCCGTTCTAACACTCACAAGGAAATGAAACATGGCTGAAGGTGCACTGCCGTCTTGGTGGGGCTCGCTCGAACAGCAAGCCTCGAAGGATGGTGTGAACCCGGAGTTCTTGCGCCGCACAGGTGGCCAAGAGTCCGGCTTTCGCAACATCGGCAACGACACGACCAGTGCATCTGGCCCGTTTCAGTTCATCAAGGGGACGTGGGATGGATTGTCGAAACGCAATCCTGACCTCGCTCTCACGAACCGGTTTGACCCTGACCAACAGGCTCGGGGCATTCCCCGGTTCACTAAAGAGAACATGGACATCATGGAGGGTGCGCTCGGTCGGCGCATTTCCGGTGGCGAGGCTTATCTCGCGCACTTCCTCGGAACTGGTGACGCCCCGCGCGTCGTGAAAGCTTCCGACGACACACCCATCCAGAACGTTGTCCAGTCGTCCTCTATCGCTGCCAACCCCGGTGTCTTCGGCAAATACCGGACGGTCGGGCAGCTCCGCGCTTGGTCAGACCGTGTCAGTGGTGGCGTAAGTCCGTACGCCGACAACTACACGCCGACACCGCGCGCGGCTAACGTCCCCGTTGAGGTGCCGCCTGTTGAAGGCGCACAGCTCTCGACGGAAGACACGCGTCCTACCGAACCTGTCACTCGCAACGAAATCCGCGATGCACAGATCAAGGCGAACGCAAATGCCCCTAGCCTGGGTGAGGCCACCTTCAACGCTGTCGTCAACGAGAGCGCACTGAAGTGGGCCTTCCACGGCGACGACAAGTACATTCCGAACCCAGACTTCAGGTGGACCCCGGAGCTTTACAAAGAGCTGACCGATGGTGTCCCCGAAGAGAACTGGGGATACTTCGACCGCGCTCACTCAGAAGGTCACGCCCGCTTCCTCGCTCGCGAGATGCAGAAGGACTTGCTGTACGAACGTCAGATGGACAGCCTCGGCCTCACGGGCACGGCGTTGCGCACTATGGGCGCTATCGTTGACCCGGTGGGCTGGGCTGCTGCCGCATTGGCTGCTCCCGCTGCCGGCGCTGTGAAGGGTGGTCGCATCTCGGTCATCCTCGCTCGCGCGATGGAAGGCGGCTTCGCGGCCGGCGCACAGACGCTGCCCTCGGTGATGAACCGCCCGACTGGACAGGACCACGATCTGCTCTACGCAGGTGCCGGTGGCATGCTCCTCGGCGGCGCGTTCGGTGCACTGGCGAAGAACCCGGCGATGGCCGACCTCGCTGATCAGACCGCTCGCACGGGCAAGAGCCTGATGCAGGCAATCGAAGCGCAGGCCATCAAAGGCGAGGCGAGCATCGGCGCTGCACAGGCGTCACCGCGTATGGCCGTCCGCACGGACACCTACGACTGGCTCGGCGCTCCCGTCGAGGACATCGCCCCCAAGGCTGTCTTCGGTAAGGCCCGGTTCGACTTCGCCGGCCAGCTCGGCACGTCCGACAACGTCGCTACGCGGCTGCTCGGCGCGCATCTGGTGGAAGACACCGTGGGCCGAGCCAAGGGACTGGAGACTCCGTTCGCGGTGTCCGAGACCCAGCGCAAGGTCCAGCTCGGCTTCGAGACGCGCTTCATGCAGGACTACACGTCGAACTACAAGGCATGGGCAGATGACCTGAAGCTCAACTGGGCGCAGCGCCAAGCCCGCGAGGGAGAGTTCAGGCAATCGGTCACGGAAGCAATCCGCAACCAAGACCCCAGCGTCACGTTCCACCCGGCAGTGCAGAAGCAGGCCGCATCGAACGCGAAGCTCTACGCCGACTACCATGACCTTCTGGTCAACCCCGGTAAGCTCGATGGCACCACTCGCCGGCCGATCTTGTCGCCCGACGTTCCCCAGAATGCAAACTACGTCCCACGCATTATCAGCCGGGAGAAGTTTCAGGGCTGGACCGAGCGCTTCGGTGACAGGCAGATCGGCGCGTTCATCGCTGACGCGGTGCGCGGGCTGAACCCCGACATCGACCGCGAGCTGGCTGATCGCATCGGCCGTGGCTGGTACAAGCGTATCCGCGACGTGCAGGCTGGACAGGAGTTGTCCGGTGGCCGCGCTCTGTTCGGTGAGGACGTTGACGGGCTGCGCCACGCGCTGCTCGAAGCGACTGACATGTCGAACGACGAGGCCTCTGCGTTCATCGCTCGCTTCCAGAAGGAGCCGGGTGAAGGCGGCGTGAGCCGTACGAAGCACCGCACGCTGATGGACGAGAACTTCACGGGCACACTCAAGGACAACGTCACTGGCGAGACGCACAACGTCCGCCTGGCTGACATCTTCGAGAACGACAGCCAGAAGCTCTTCGCGATGTACAATCGGCAGATGTCAGGTCAACTGGCAATGGGCCGGCTGCGCATCGAGAACCCGAAGTGGAAGCTCAACCCCGACAGTGCACCTCAGTACCTCGTTGACGGCATCACCAAGCGCAGTGAGTGGGACACCCTCATGAAGCAGGTGTCGTCCGTCTCCGACGAGATCGGTCACGACCCCAAGCTTCTGCAGAAGGACGTGGAGCGTCTGAACTTCATCCACGACGCGATCACGGGGACTGGCAAGCCGACCAACCAGATGCTGCGCCTGTTGCGCGACTACAACTTCATCCGCGTGATGAACCAAGTCGGCTTCGCGCAGATCGGTGACGCTGGTCAGCTCCTCGGTCAGGCCGGCTTCCGCGCTGCCCTCGAAGGCATGCCGTCGCTGCGCTCTCTGTGGCGCAACGCCAAGACCGGACGTGTCAGCGATGAGCTGGCGAACGAGCTGGAGTACATCACTCAGGGCGGAACGGACTGGATGCGCGGCGCTGCCAACAACCGGTTCGACGACTTCGGTGAGCACACCGTCATCTCCCCGAACGGGTCAATGTTGGACAAGACGGAGGCTGTTCTGGAGAAGGGCAAGCGTGCCGTCAACGTCATGTCGTTCATGGCTCCGATCAACGTGTACCTGCAACGCTGGGCCGCCAAGGCTTCACTCTCGCGCCTCATCAACGAGGCCTCAGGTGCAACCAACGCCAACCTACCGCGCCTCCGTGCGATGGGCTTGAGCGATGACATGATCACGAAGGTTCAGAAGGAGCTGCGCGACACCGTTGTCTATCACGACAGCGAAGTCCGCGTCGGCAAGATCAAGGACCTCAACGTCGATGCGTGGCATCCCGAAACGCGTAACGCTTTCGAGAACGCGCTGTGGCGTATGTCGCGACGGCTGGTGCAGGAGAACGACTTGGGTCAAACCAACATGTTCTTCAGCTCCGACATGGGCAAGATGATCTTCCAGTTCAGAGCGTTCATGCTCGGCGCGTGGTCGAAGCAATTCCTCTACAGCGTCAACATGCGCGACTGGGAGTCGTTCGTTGGCTTCACAGCCTCCAGCGTTCTCGGTGCCGGCGTGTACATCGGCCAGACGCATCTGCAGTCACTCGGAAGATCTGATAGGCAGAAGTTTCTGGACGACCGCCTGTCCGCCAAGAAGATCGCTGAAGCGACTTTCCAGCGCGCCGGCTGGGCCTCGTTCATGCCGATGGGCGTGGACTTCGGCGCAGGAGCATTGGGTTACGACCCGATCTTCGACACGCGCTCCTCTGGTCTCACCTCGGGACTGCTGGGCAATCCGACTGCTGACCTCCTCGACAAGCTCCACAAGGGCGTCGGCGGTGTCGCAGAGACGATGACCCGTGGAAGCCCGTTCACTCAGCCCGACGCTCGTCGTCTGCTGTCTGTAACGCCCTTCCAGAACTTCCTGCCGTGGATGTCTGTCTACAACTCCATGATCAGTAATCTCCCCGAGAAGGAGACGCGCAAGCCGCGCTAACCGCTCCACTCGTCCACCCACTCAATAGGCCTGCTCTTAACTGAGCGGGCCTTTTCCTTTTTCAGGACAGGCAATGGCTTTATCCTACGCGCTCTACACGGGCAACGGCTCGACCAAGAACTTCGCCATCCCGTTCCCCTACATCGCGCTCGCCGACATCGCGGTGCTGGTGAACAACACTTCTGTTCCCTACACGCGCATCAACGACGGTCTCGTTCAGACCCAAGTGGCTCCCGCAGTCGGCACCGAAGTTCGCGTCAAGCGGACCACGAAGGGTGACGCACCGCTGGTCGACTTTACCGACGCATCTACGCTGGGTGAGGCCGACCTCGACTTGATGGGAAGGCAGCTTCTCTATCTCGCACAGGAAGCCCTCGACGGCGTCCACGATAGCCTCGGCCCCGACGAGACCACCCTGCAGATGAATGCGCGCGGTCGCCGCATCGTCAACGTCGGTGACCCCATCGACCCGCAGGACGCTGTGACGCTCGCCTACCTGCGGTCAGTCAACAGCGGTGCAGCCGCCGACGCGGCAAGGATTGCGGCCGAAGCAGCGCGCGACGTTGCGCTCTCGGTTGCCAGTCAGTTGTCCGTACGTGGCCCGCGCGTCAACCCGCACACCAAGTTCAGCTTCCTGAAGGGGAAGATTCTGTCGGTGTACGGCTCTGGCACCGCGCGCCACACGTTCAATCTGTACGAATGGTTCACCAAGGACTACTCGGCCTTCACCAGCTTCTCCACGGACAACAGGCGAGCCGACAAGTTCTCGATCTTCGTCTCGTGGAAGAACGGCAGCGACAGCGCGACGGGCACCCGCACGGACCCGGTGCAGACCGTCAAGCACGCTCTCACGATTGCGAACGGCAACATCTTCATCCTGCCAGGCGACAGCAAGGAGGTTCTGAACCTTCGCGCGTCTGACCGAAAGGTGGCCGGCGTTGCACGCCCGTTCATGATCAGGGCATACGACGGCCCCGGCACTGTGCGGTTCATCTTCAACGACCTCACTGCACAGGAGATCGTGTGGGAGCTGACGCCGGGTACCGACGCGACGTGGCGTTCGAAGGCCGGCACTGTTCCGACGCACACCGTGCAGGCCCTGTTCCGCAAGTTCGCGAGCACCGGCCCCGAGTCGATTGATGGTTGGGAATACGAGCCGATACAGCACGTCCTCGACCTCGCCTCGACGTCGCTTCAGATGTCGTGGTGGCAGGACCCGAGCACGAAGGTTGTCTATCTCAACTACGGCGGCATGAGCATCGAAGCCAACAAGGCAAACTTCGAAGTCATCTACGCCTCTGGCGCGACCGACACCGATGCCGAAGGCACGATGTTCGGCACGACGCTGTACTGGGAAGGCGTCAGCTTTGTCGGCTGCAAGATGCCGTACATCGTCTGGGACCCG